GACGTTGGAGGCCAATGACCCCTTAAATGGCTTTCTCGCCACGATCACAGGATCATAGGCCGGCTTGAGGGCGTTTCCCCATCCGTCCCACTTCTTGGCCATTTCCGAATGGGGGGCGGTTATCGGCGCTGTGGCCGGTTTGTTTTCTTTTTGCTCCCCAGGATGAAACCTAAACTCCCCGCTCGTCCTGTCGGCTATTTTCTCCCTCTTGGCGTAATCGGTCCACTCGATTCCGGTCCTTTCGGCCACGAGCCTCTCAATCCTTTCCGGAACCTCGGGAAGGAATGGGCGCAGTTTGTCGAAGAGGTCGGCGGTGGCGATCCCGGGTTCTTCCTTGTCGGTCAGAAAATGCGATGCCATGTTCGTGCCGGTCGCATTATTTATCGTTTTGGCCGAAATCCCGGTCGATCTCATCCACGCAGTGAACTCCAGTTGGCGTTCCCGGTTCTTCCCGTAGCTCTTGTCGATCGCTATTCCAAGGTTCTCGCTTTTCGGGAACCCGCTTCCGTAGAGCCACATTATCTCGTCCCTTATCTCGAAACCGGCATCCTCGATGGCGCAGGCGATGCGGAAATGCGTGCGCGAGCCGCCGAAAGCCAAAAGATAGCCACCGGGCTTCAGGGCCTTAAAACAACGCTCCCACGTTTCTTTTTTGAAAGCCACGCCGGTGGAATCCCACGATTTGCCCATGAAACCCAACTCGTAAGGTGGGTCGGTGACGATGGCGTCCACCGAGTTTTCCGCGATGAGGGGAAGAACCTCCTCCATCTTGCCTTGAATAAGGAGGCGGAAATCGTCCGAATAGAAACATTCCCCTTGGTATATATCGGATAATTTCATTCCTCGCCCTCCTTTGTTTCTTTTATGAGTTTGTCCACTATTTCCTCGACCGTCAAATCGGGGGAAGATAGATAGTTGTCCACGGCTTTGATGAACCACGGAACCTTATGCCTCACGTCTTTGGTTAAGCGTTCGGATACATAGGAAACGCAATCGCAGGTTCTTTTGTCGATTTTCAGCCCTTTCAGATAATCGTTAAGTTTGGGGAAATCGGAATCCGTCTCCTCGATGAATCCCTTTTTTATCAAAGCTTGGGACAAAAAGCATATTCTTTCCCCTCTATCTTCGTATACGTCTTTCTCTTCTTCTAGTTCTACGTTCTCGTTCTTATTCTTACTTCTATCGCGTGACGTAACGTGACAGTCACGTGACAGTAACGTTACGGCCTCCCTATGCTTCCTTTGCCTTTCGGCGTTAAGTTGGCGGATTTTCTCGATTCTGTCGGTCAGTTGGAACTTGTCGAAATTCAGGATAACAAAACCGCTGTCGGTCAATTCGCCCATTTTCTGACTTTGGTAGAAGTCCAAACATATCTTGACCTCGTTTTCCGTCCTGTCGGTCATCACGGCGATTTCCCCGACTTTCCCATAGGAGACGTTCTCGTTCCATAAAGCGCCGTGGTTGTTGCATTTGCCAGCCAAACCTAAGAGCTCGAACCAAACGGCCTCGAGCTTGTCCCTTAAATCGGCTATGCCGTCCACCTTGGCTTTCCGCATGAACTTGAACGAGGCTCCATCCAGGAAGTTAGTAAATAGGCGTAGCCACTCCAAACCTTCGCTTTCCATTTTTCCTCCTTAGAACGGCATGTTGTCGTCGCTGATTGGTTTGTCGGCTTTGAACTTCGCGGCCTTGATCGCGGAAATCGTGGCCAAAATCTGGTTGATGTCCGCCAAATCGTTCGGCCCTTTGCCGAACTTCCTATTGCACCAGTCCAGCAAACCGATTGTCTGCGCGGGGTCGAGTTCCCTCATCATCTTCATCATCTCATCGTAAATCGGCTGCGCGTTCCCCGTCATTGATTTGGTGGATTCCGCTTCGGCTTTTGGCTTCGGGTCAACGCTTGGGATGGTTTGCGGCTTCGGGGCTTGGGGAATGTCGTTTTGCGGCTTATCGTCGTCCTTCGTTGGCAAATCCTCGCCGGCGTAGAGTTTCAACCCGATGCCGAATTGGGCGATTGCCTTAGTCACGGCCCTTTGAATGGTTTTGTTCACTATCATCGAATCGGCTTTGTCGAACGGCACGGATTGGTTCCGGTAGTCCATCACCGGCAGGTATTCGATTCTCTCGATGCCGAAAGCGGTGACGGATACTTTGACGTGGCAACCCACGGGGTCTTTCCAAACAAGAAGCCCATCGGGGGCCTCGTAGACCTTCTTGGTCGCCGTCGGGTCCTGCCCGAGCAAAGTGGCCCAAGCGTAGGCCCACGAAAGGTAGGATAGTCCGTTCTTCTCCTCGGTTTTGCCCTCGCACGGCAAATTGTACAGTTCGTCAAAGCTCTTTCTGTCCATCTTAGATTTCCTCCTTTTGGAACTTAATGAGATTCTCTTTCAGAAACTTCTCGGCTCGCTCGATGTCTTTCTTGCCCATGATGGTGAATATTGCCACCGCGTTCGGGTTGTCCGGCTCCTCTTTCTTCCCGAACTCGGCCAACTTCGCTATCATCGCCGAACGGGTTTGCTCCTTCGTGAGATTGCACCAACCCGGCTCGTAGAACGTTTTCCAATCGGGGACGTTCCCGTCTTGGGAAAGTTTGACCAACTCGATGAAGTCGTTGTAAGCCTCTTCCTTGGCTTTCTCCTTTTTCGCGTTCAGTACCTCAGCTTGCTCGGCTTTGAACGCTTCTTCATAGGAGCTAACGGCTTCCGTGGCGGGAAGCAAAGCCTCAACGAATGGCCTTAGAAATTGTTTCTGGGCCTCTAGAAGCGCGTTCTTGCCCGCCTTGAGCAATTTGTTGTGCTCGGTCACTTTCTCGGCGCAAAGGCCCGCGTTTGAGATTGTGGGCTTCAGCAAACCTATGGACTTCTTGGCTTCCTCGAACCGCGAGGCGAACTTATCCACTCCCAAGATCTCGCCGTCGACGACTAATGTTAATTCGTTCATGCTTCCTCCTTATTGGCGAACAAACCAACGAAAACGATAACCTTTTTTTCTCCGTCTCTCATAAGTTCGATTTTCAAATCTCCGTTTCCGCTTTCATAGGCCGAGAACGAATCGCCCTTGACGGCGCTCGACAGTATGATAGCGAGCAAAGCCGCCCCGACCGAGCTTTCCTGCCCGTCCATCGAAATCCTGCCCGAACCGTATCTTTTCAGAAACCCGATCGTGGCTTCCGCATCCTCTTTTTTCAGTTCCACTTTTTCTTTCCTTTCGTTTTAAGTTCGCGCAGGCTTTTGGCTTTCAGCCCCATGATCAGGGCCAACTTCTCATATGTTTTGAGGCTGGGCTTGAAACCCTTTTCGACCGCGCTTAGGGTGGGGGCGGTCATTCCGGCTTGTTTGGCGAACTCGATTTGGGTCTTGCCCATTTCCTTCACGCGGAACCTTTTGACGACGCTTGCTAATGTCTCTTCCATGCTTTCCCCTTTCAATGCTTCTTGATCTCGGCGAAATCGTTCAGCAAATCGGCTAAGTCCCGTTCGTCGAAGTTCTCCTCTTCCAATGAGGACGAACCGCATTCGGGGCACACCCCCACGCTTTCGCGGTGGTGGTCGGGGAACAAACCCCCCACGCCATGCTCGTTCTCCAAATCCACAACCTCGGTTTTCAAATCGGCTTCGGAGCAGTAGTGGCCGCAACTAACGCAACGGATTACGCGAATCATGTTTTTCCCCTTCCTTGGCCTTTTGGCCGAAAATCTCATTCATCATCTCGGACACAACTCGCGCAGTCTCGGCGGCGATTCGCTCGTCTTGCTTTGGTTTCATTTTCCCTCCTTACATCGCCAAGGCCCACCGGCCCTGGCGTTTCTCCTTTTTCGCTCTCTTTCGCTCGAAATACTCGCGGGTATCCTTGAAACGGATTTTCATATCAGTCCCCTAAGTCCACGTCGTCGAACTCAACGACGGTGTAAGAATGCCCTTTGCACCAATCAATATGTGCAAAAATTCCTGCACTCGGGCAATAGCACGTACCATCTTTATTAACTTCCCAACAATTGCAGCTGGTATATCTTATGGCGCCACTCCACCTCCACCCCATCTTGTCGAAAGCCTTTAGAAGTTCGTTGGCCTTTTCTTCCGTGTCGCAATGGATGACGATGTTGCTGTCAAAGCATTCTTGCAACGTGTATTTTTTCGCGCCCTTGGACTTCTCCATCTTGATGATGGTGTTCTTACCAACATCACCGATTCCTAATTTGCTTTGAACTCCATAAAGGCTCTTGTCGAAGGTCGGCTTGTCGCTCGCGCGGTCTAATTGATCGATGAACTTCACCAACTGATCGGCTTTGGCTTGGGCGGCTACGAATTTAGACAACAACTTCTGATAACTGGACATAATAGTCCTCCTATTTTGGGTCTATGCCCGACCCCTCTCGGGGTTTCAACCGCGTTTCACGGCCATCATCAGGGGCTTTAAAGATACTTTTCGATTTTATACACTCCGTAAGAAATTTCGCTTCTATGGGTAACGTGCAAGTTATAAGCGCGCTCTTCCGCCTCTTCGTAGGTGTCGAACGCGTTCACCAATTCGCCACCGAAGAAAACGGCATATACAGCCGTTTGGCTTGAATCGGCTTTCTCTAATGCCTTGTTCATAATGGCTTCCTTTCCTACTTCTCGATGACTTCGGCGCGGATGTCGGCGTTGATTTTGGCCCATTTCTCGTTGATGGCGGGAAGGAAAGCCTCGGCTTCGCCCTTCTCGGCGAACTCCGCGAAGTCGTCGAATTGCCCTCTTGAGTTGACCTGTTGGAAGTTCCCGTTTTTGCCTACTAGCATGATGATGTACTTTTTCATTCGATTGTCCTCCTTTTTGGACACCCTTATATTACATCGTTTGTATGACATTGCAACATAAATATAAAAAAATAATAAAAAAATTAGCAAAATCATCCGATGGCGATTAAGGAAAGATTGCGTTTGGTTTTCCCCAATATTTTTTTCTTGCGTGCGACACACGCGTGATTCCCTACGGGAAAGCGCCCGCGCCCGCGTGTAGAAAAAGGCTTAATAGCCTTTTTTGGGTGTGCTATATTTCAAGCGTGGAAACAATCGAGCCGACCACCAAGGCCGGGAAACTGAAAAACAAACTGACCGAAGAGGAGTTGGGGGAGATATACGAAAGGCTCCTCCCGATGATGGACGACATCGAGGCCATGCTCATTTACGAGGGCCGCCCGTTATGGCAAATAGCCAAGCAGTTCAACGTCCGCTACAAAACCCTTCTGACTTTGTGCGAAAGCGAGAAATGCCAAGAGTTGCATGAGATATGGGGCGAGTGGGTCGAGAAGAATAGGCGGGTCACGGATTCTTTGTACCTTTCAGCCATCGGAGGATATTACGAGGAGGAGCAGGTGTTCAAGGTCAAGGAAATCACGGACTATCGCAACAAGAAAGGGCAACTCTGCAAGAAGACCCAAGAGGTGCTGAAGACCGTCACCGTGAAAAGGTATATGCCGCCAAATTTCCAATCGATGCAGTTCTATCTCACTAATAGGGATTCCAAAAACTGGAAGACCGAGATAAAACTCGCCAATAGCACGGGGGAGCAAACCTCCCACGAGCCTTGCCAAGTGATGTTCATAGACCCGAAAACCCCCGAACAAATCGATAGATTGAACGCGATTGAGGCCGGAATCAAATGAGCGAGATGAAAATGGCTTTGGCGTTCAAGCCGATAATCGAATGCCAAAAGAAAAACGTCATTATCCCAGCTGGGCGAGACGCGGGGAAAACGAAAGGCTCGGTGAATCTTTGCGCCCTCATTTCCATGATGAACCCCGACACGGACGGATTGATCGCGAGGGCATCTTACGGAAGCATCGGCGATACCCTGTACGCCGAAACGCAGGAGGTCATAGAATCAACTTCCTCGCTAAACGGCTTGTTCAGGTTCTACAAAAGCCCGCTCAGAATGGAGCGGAACGACGGGAGCGGGACGATTTACTTCTCGGGGATAGGCGGAGCGAACTTCTCTCGGACGAAAGGATTCAAACCGACCCACCCGCTGTCGTTCGT